TGGAACACATATTGGTACGTTGAATGTATTAAAAGTATTGGCTAACGATCCGAATACCATACAAGATGTCATTACTAAACTCAAAATAGTTGAACAGGCCGAAACCTCAGAAGATTTAGACTTTCCAATTGATGCGATTCCTTTAGAGTTAGAGGAAGTCAACGGACAAATATTTGCCTACAATAAATTGACTGGCGAGTTCCTATCGCAAGCACATGATATAGAACAGGCCGCTAGAATAGCTAGACAACGTTTCCCAGGCAAGACATTTTGGCATCCTGAATTAAAGAAAGATAGCCAAACAGCTTGAAAATATATTAACACTTTGTTACAATAGTCTTAGCTGATAAATTTCAGCATAATCTAAAGAGGAAACAAAGATGAAAGCAATTTCAAAAACAACTAAGACTTACAAGCTATTCACAGCTTTGCAAGAAGGTCAAAAAGTAACAGCTTCAGAAGCAGTTAAGCGTTTTGGTATCAAGAACATCAGTGCAGAAGCATCACGCATCCGTGCTCATGGTTATGCCGTTTATGCTAACAGCCACAAGGCTAAAAATGGTGTTACAGTTACAACTTACGAATTGGGTCGCCCAAGCCGTAATATTGTTGCTCTTGGCTACAAGGCTGCCGCAATGGGCATCACATTGTAATTAGTTAATTTAAATTAGTTAGATTAAAAGGACTCGAAAGAGTCCTTTTTATTGATTGACATGTTCTCAGTCTGATTATATAATTAATCTATCCTAACAAAGAAAGGTTATATGAGTTTTTTTGCAACATACGGTAAACCTGTCGGAGACAAGCGACCATTATGTATTAACTTAGGTTGTAATTCTTATGCAGTTCCTATGAAAGGACGAGTGGGTGAACCGGGTGTAAGATACAGAGTATTTTGTGGAACTTGTCATAAAAATAGTTATGAGGATTATCCGTTAGCCGAAGGTGTTACAAGATTTAAAAAAAATATATGTTCTAACACAGACGGGCATTTAGGATTCCCTTGTGTAATTGATTGGAAATTAGTAAAAAAATCTGGATTTAAAATATCCACCGAAGTAGATCATAAAAATGGCGATTGTCACGATAATCGCACAAAAAATTTAGACGAATTATGTCCAATTTGCCACAAAGAAAAAAGCAAAAGAAATGGTGACCATAACGGTTACAGATAGTAAATACCTGCATGAGAATATTAGTTACAGGCCATGAAGGCTTTATTGGTAAAAATATGCTGGCTTGGCTTGGACAAGAAGAAGGCTGGCATGTTGATGGATACGAATGGCATCCTGTTGAAAGACCAGATGTTACTGGATACGATTGGGTAATACACTTAGGTGCCATTTCTGATATGACTTGTACAGATGTAGATGCCATAATGAAACAGAACCTAGAGTTTAGTCAATGGTTGTTTAATGAATGTAATCAACATGGTGTAAATTTACAATATGCCAGTTCAAGTAGCGTGTATGGCAACACTAAAGATTTTAGCGAAACATCTCCGTGTAATCCGCAAACAGCCTATGCATGGAGCAAATACCTATTTGATCGCTGGGTGTTTCAGCAAGATGTACACATTTATGTACAAGGGTTTCGTTATTTTAATGTCTACGGCAAGTACATGCACCTTAGAGGACGCAGAGCCAATGCCATACACAAGTGGCGAACACAGGCCCGTAAAGAAGGTAAAATTACAGTTTGGGAAGGTGCCGAGAATATTAAACGTGATTGGACTTGGGTCGGAGATGTTTGCCGTTTACACATAGATTTTATTAAAACTGTTAAAGGATCTGGTATTTGGAACTGTGGATCTGGACTAGCACACAGTTTCTTAGATATTGCAGAAGAGATTGCTGAAATAGAAGGCGCAACAATAGAATATGAACCAATTCCTTTGTCAGAATCTGCTCGTATGCGTGTTAAAACTAAGGCTGATTTAACACATTTAAAAGACACAGTAGGCAAACGTAAATGGCTTAACGTATTTGAGTTCCTGACACAGTAGTAGAATAAATACACTACTATGAAGATGTCTGACTTACTCAACGAGGCTAAACAGCCCAAGCAACCGATTAACAATCCTGTTGCTAAAAATTCTAATGCGGCAATCGGTGGCGGTGCTAGCGGCGCCCATAAGAATCCAAAACGTGCTGAACAGATTCCACGTCAAGCCAAACACAAAAAGAGTGTTCCCTTAGACGAAGCTCCTATTGAAATGGATCCAGCTGAGCCAATGAATCCTATGATTTATGGACATCAAGGAGCCAATCCTGCTAAGTTAAAAACTCGTATGCTACGTGCTTCTAGCCAATTAAAAGAATTAGCACAAAGAGCCAATTCGGATGATGCGTTAACTTGGGAAGGCATTGCTCGTAATTTTGATGAGTTGGCTATGAATATTGAACAGATACGACATGGCATACAAGAACTTGCTCTGCTACGTAAAAAGGGCGGACGTAATAGTCGAGGTATAGATAAACATATTGGCGAATGTGAATTCTGCGGTGAGTCACATGAGATAGAATTGGACGAACGTGGTAAGGCATCACGTGCATTGTGTACAAGTGGCCGTCCAGACAGTGATTTAGGTGCTAGTAATTTAGCCAGTTGCAAGAGTCAGGGACTACGTGCTCGTGACGGCAACAAGAGTCATTTGATTGGACATGGATCTACAAAGACTCGTATTACAGTAGGTGGTAAAAAGATCAAAGGCAAAACCTACGGCGGACCATTGCCAGACTATGGCACTAGGAAAGATCAAAGATGAGATTTTACGAATTTAAAACTCTTATAAAAGAGGATGCTGGTATTGTTTTATCAGTTCCTAAAGGCCGTTCTGGTCCTGAAATAGCCGATGTGCAAAAAGCATTATTAGCATTGAATATTACCACTCCGGAAGAACTAGGTAACTTAGGTCGTAATAAAGATGGAGTAGATGGTATTAAAGGTCCGTTAACAAGTGCCGCAGTTAAAAAGTTTCAAACTCAAGCTAGTATCAGAGTAGACGGAGATCCGGGTCCTGAAACAATCGCCGCTCTTAACAAGGCAATTGCTAGCAATCCAAATATTAAATTTTCTAAGAGTACAGAGGATGATGTAAGTCCGTCTGCACGTAAAGGATCTCGTTCTCAAAATATCGATATTAGTGTAATTCAAGATTCAGACTTTAACAAAAAAGTTAATTTAATAGCAAACAACCTTGGAGTCGAACCTTCAGAGTTAATGCGTATTATGAAATTTGAAAGTGGACTGAAAACCGGATATCAAGGCGGCTCATCACACAAAGCAGTAGGTTTAATTCAGTTTATGCCAGATACTGCACGTGACTTAGGAACAAGTTCGGAAGAATTAGCACAGATGACTGCTATTCAGCAACTAGATTATGTGTACAAATTTTACAAAATGAACGGCCTTAAACCAGGTAGCGATTTAGGCACAATGTATATGATAACATTTATGCCAGCGTATGCTTATGCTCCTGAAGATACTGTACTAGGACAACAAGGCGGCGGTGAACTAGGTAAAACTGGATTAAGTATGGATGCTATCTGGCAACAGAATCCTGCATTCAGCAATGGCGGTCCTAAAGGCAAACCGGGAAGTAAAAAGTTTTTCACAGTAGGTGATGTTAAAAAAACTATCAATGCCTATCGCGGATAATAAATATCTGCATGAACTTATTAGGTAATTTATTAATCGCACCTCCGATCGTAAAAGGTAACTTTTGGCACAAATCAGTTATACTGGTAACAGAGCATCACGCACAAGGCAGTGTTGGTGTTGTACTGAACAAACGCAGTGATACTACACTAAAAGATTTTGGTATACAATTAGGATTGTCCATAGATCTTCCTGGGTATGTTTATGTCGGCGGTCCAGTGAACTCACAGAGTCTAAGTTTCTTACATACCAACGAATGGAAAAGTAAGAACACAATGTACGTTAACGAAATGTTAAGTGTAAGCAGTGCCGACGATATATTGCCTAGATTAGCCATGGGAGATATTCCTAACAAATACAGATTATTTTTAGGAATGGCTGGTTGGGGAGCGAACCAACTAATTAGCGAGATTAAAGGAATTCCCCCGTGGAATCAAAATACCAGCTGGTGTACAGCAACATCGGATTTGAATTT